ACAACTAAGATGGAAGGCGATTTCGATACTGGAAATGTTAGATATAAAGCTAGAGCAAGATACGTTTTTGGCGTATCTGATCCTAGAGGAATATTTGGCGTTGAAGGGGCGTAATACCTAAGACAAAACTATGAAATGAGGCGGCCTCAAAACTGCCTCATTTCGACTATAAAGACAGAAATTACCTATGAAACAATTTAGAACCCAGATCAATTATGAAGGCTATCATGCTGATTTCACCGTACAGGCTGAAGACAGTGTTGAAAGTATTGAAAAATCTATCCTTGACAAACTGGGAAGAAATGAGATAAAGTTCAAGAACGATGGATTTACCAATGGTAAATGGATAACCTATGAGGAGGTTATAGATGACGGAAGACCTGTACATTACAAAACGGTCCTTGGAACTAGAGTGGCAGAACGAGCAGCTGAAGTCAGGAAAGCATAATATCCGAATGATTGAGATCAATAAACAGATCCAGGATGTTATCAAAGAGATCATTGCCCAAGAGTTTGATGCAGATACTCGGCTTACTCAGATTAAAGACGCCAAGCCCGAAGTTTCGATAGCCACTTAAGCGCTATCAAAAAATTAATTTTTTCCTAAGGATACCTTGCTCTATACGCAAATTTCATATATATTTTAATTACTAAGATTAATTAAAACATAAATTGGTCGTTCTTTTCTTAGTAAGAATGACTGGCGCTAGGAGGCGCTGATTATTATGACAACACACTTTTCAACGGGCGTAACAAACGTTAGAGGTAAATCGGGAGCCACATCTTTATTTAGTGGAATAAAACAACCGCTTATCACTGGTGGAGATGCTCAAGAAGTCGCTTATCAAAATGACTTTGTAACATATAATGCAAGTGATTGGGACGTAACTTCGTCAGGTTCTGCATTTCAAGCAGCACAATATGCTGGTGGATGGTTGAGACTTGGAGATAATGCTCCAGCTCATACAGAAGTTGTAGGGGTTTCCAGTAAAGAAGTATGGCAGTATAACTCTGGTAAAAAATGGTATTACGAAACTAGAATTGCTATTACAGATGTAAGTGATTACAATTTCTTTGTTGGTTTTGCTCTCGACGCTTTTGCTGATCCAGCAACAGTTCCAAGAGATTGTATTGGTTTTTCTCATTTAGAAGCTACAACTTCAATTCAGTTTTTATCGAGAAAAGATGCTGCCGGAACATCTTTCACTATGTTAGATTCAGCTGGAGGAAGCGCGTATGCAATGGCGGATTCTACTATACCGACGCAAACTGCGACAGTATTTTCAATGCCAACTAATTCTGTAACATTGGGATTCTTATTCCAACCAGCAGGTACAGAACTGAGTCAAACGGCTGATCAGTATAAACTTTACCTAGATGGTAATATTGTCGGAACACAAGCAGCAACAACTGTTCCTGATAACATTGCACTAGAGCTAAAAATGTTTGTTGAGAGTACTGGAACTAACCAAAATCATTTAGCAACAGATTGGGTTAAAACGATTCAACAAAGATAATAAAATTATTCTAAGCTCCTTCGGGAGCTTAGAGATTTTAGGAGAATAGAATTATGCCAAACGTATCGAACGTAAAATCGAAATTTTTTGAACCGCAAGGTGTTAGTACAGCTTTGGTGTCTGCATCAGCTTCGGCTACATCTTTAGTTATAGCTGACGGTGGACCTTACGGAAATCTTACGGAAACAATAACTGTATATTCAAGTGCCGACAATAGTGGAAGAACTTTTGATATTGTTGGAACCGATGGTAATGGTGATGCTCAAACACAGACTGGACTAACAGGACCAGGAGCAGGAGCGACAGTATCTTTTACAGATAAATATTTAACGGTTACAAGTATTACTGCTTCAGGATCTATTACGACTGATATTCGAGCAGGAATATTAGGAACAGGAACACTTACTGGACAAATATTTTTAGGAAGAACTAGAGTCAGAGGAATGCAGGGCGCGAGTAAAGCTGCTGCTGGAAATATAGTTTTTAAGAACACATCAATAACAGGAACTACTTTAATGACGGTTCCTACAACCGGTGCAGTTGATTCTATAGAACCCTATATTCCTGATAATGCAGTACTGTTTGATGCTGGAGCTTATATTACTATACCGGCAGCTTCTGTAACAGGCTTGACAGTGTTCTATGACGGGTAGGGTTAGATGGCTAACACTACTTCTCAATCATACACTTTCGATAAAACTCTTCCAATTGATGAAATTGTAGAAGAATCTTACGAACGTATCGGAATTATGAATGTTTCCGGTTATCAATTAAAAACAGCAAAACGATCTTTAAATATTATATTTTCTGAATGGGGCAATAGAGGACTTCATTATTGGGAAGTAGCTAATCAAGGTTTTACTTTAGTAGATGGGACGAATGTCTATACTAGTTATAGGTCTCCCCAAGACGGAGCTTCTAACGGATTAACAACTACTTTATCTTCAGCTATCACGGACTCGGATACGGATATTCCTTTAACCGAAGTCAAAGATATGCCTGGCGCTGACCAAGGTGGAGGAACGATTACGGTAGGATCTGAGGCGATTAGATATACAGGAAAATCTGCGGCAACAGGCGCGGCTAATCTCACTGGAGGTGTTCGTGGATCTAACGCAACAACGGCAGCTTCTCATTTAATTTTAGCTACAGTCACTCAACATGCGACTGGAATGGATAATATTTTAGAAGTTAATTATAGAATTACTTCTACTAGTGTTGATTCACCAATGACAGAAGTAAGTCGATCCCAGTATCAAGGTTATTCTAACAAGACAGCAAAAGGAACCCCCACTTCTTATTTTGTTCAAAGATTTATTGATCGAACAACTCTAACTTTATACCTAACTCCTGGCGCAGCAGAAGATGGAAATAAATTAAATTTATATTATGTACGAAGAATTCAAGACACAGGAGCTTATACTAATGCAACAAATGTCCCTTACAGGTTTGTACCTTGTATGACAGCAGGACTAGCATTTTATTTATCTCAAAAAAATGCTCCTCAAAGATCACAAGAATTAAAACTTTTTTATGAAGACGAATTGGCGCGAGCCGTGAAGGAGGATGCGGATATTACGAGTACTTATATTGTACCTAAAGTATATTATCCTAATGCTTAATTATGACTACTTTTGCTTCAGGTAAACATGCACTTGCTATTTCAGATAGATCTGGATTAGTTTTTCCTTATTTAGAAATGGTAAGGGAATGGAATGGAGCCTGGGTTCATACTTCTGAATATGAACCTAAACAACCTCAGTTACAACCTAAACCAACAAGTGCTGATCCACAAGCTTTACAAAGAGCAAGACCTGCAAGAGTAGCTTTAGCTACACCTGCTCCTTTAAATGATAATCCTTTTTTAACAGAAGTTGGAACTACAGTAACAGTAACACAGACGGGTCATGGACGATCCACTGGAGATGCAGTAAGATTTTATCAAGTTAAAACTCCTGTTGGAGGAGTCGCGGTATCTACTTTTGAATTAAACACAACTTTAGTCACAACTATTACAGCTACAGATACTTCTGTTGTTTTAACAAGTTCTGCTGAATTTCCCACAACAGGATATATTGTTATTGAATCAACTAATACCGATACTAGTTCTCTTGCATATGGAAGAATTACGAGTGAAACAATTAAATATACTGCGAATAATACAGGGACCAATACTCTTTCCGGACTGACGCGGGGAACCGCAGCTCCTTCTTATGGAAACACTCCGGTTTCAACAACAGCAGTAGCCCACACATCAGGAGCCCAAATTTATGGTTCTTATAGTATAACTAAAATTGATGAAACACGTGTAGACGATGCTGGAACCACGGTGACTTTCAGTAATAGATTTAGTTTTACTTTAGTCAATGCTGCCACTAGTATAGCAACAGGGGGAGGATTTTTCGTTTTCGGCGGACCCGTAAACGATAGACCGTAATGATTAAATATTTAAAAAAATTATGGAAGAAATATTTTAGGAGTCTAGGATATTCTAGGATTCAAACAGCTTATTATAAAGATG